ATAAAATTTTCAATCATTTTAATACTCTGCTAAAATGCAATTGCGACAATGCCACTAGAAATTTATCAAAAGGTGCTTCGTGCAATGGGCTCATATTCAAGTAGATAATAGGCACCAAGGTTATTACTTTTTGCCAATCTAATCCTTGTTTAATTACCCACGTTTTTAGTATTTCTTGGTAAACTTCAGCATTGTCAATGCTAGGTACAGAAATGGTACAACGGTCATTGACTTCTTCGTAGCCAATCAAATCTTGTTTAACTGCTTTGTAACTGAGCCACAGGCCGCCCAACATCTTGGCCAAATCATAGTATAAATCACCGTAGATGTTGCCAGCAAAGTCTGTACGCCAATCAATAGCAGTAAACTGTTGTGTTGCAGCATCGTAAATGGTATTGTCAAAGTGTAGATCACCGTGGATAAATCGCCACTCGGTAGAAGTACACAACCATTTCCAATCAATCTTGCTCAAGTAAGTGTCAATGTTTTCCACAGGATATCCATTTACTTCTGTGCACTCACTCCAGTCACTGTACTTGATTCGCAATTGATCAACTCGATCCATTGTTTTGTCATAGTAAAAATTACGGCAACTGCTGTAGATGTTTTTCTCGTCCAAGTCAAAAGGAGCGACCCATAATTTAGTTTCGCACCAATCTAACATTGCACGGTAAACATTGGGTGTGTACTGATTGTAAACAATATCACCCACTGCATAGTCGTGTATTAAGAAGTTGCCCACAGCCTGTACATTACCGGGCATACACTGACTGTTTTTGCCAGCACGTGCCCAACGACGAGTAGCGTGTTCTTCTTTGGTAAAGTATTTGACAATCTTGCCGTTGTCGTGATAAAACAATTCGTCAGGCTTGGGAAAGCTGATCTCTGGAAGTTCTACGCTTAATTCCTGCCACTTTTCATAAGTGCCAAAGTCCAACCAGTTTTTAACTGTGTGTGCTTTAAGCTCTAGTCCAGGAAAACCTTCAAAAGTGTCTTTGGCACCAACACGTTGTAGATTGTTTAAGTATTCGTCATCCTTGGCATACATAAGTCCAATGAATGCATCTACTGCTCTTGGGCTGGCAATTTTATTTTTAACATCCACAATATCGTCGCCATCTCTGGTGACCCAACAGTAGTCTTGACTGATAGTACTGTCTACAGGATACACACCAATCCAGTTATGATCCATACGGCTGGTATAGTCAAAGTCAAATAGTGTGTCGCAGGCCAACCAAAGGAATCCACCTTTAAGGTGTTCTGCACAATGTTGAATTGTGGTTGCTGGTCCAGTGTTGCCTTCTGAATAGTCTGGAATGTCTACGAACACAATGTTCTTTTCACTGTGTACATTGCCCACATAGTCTTTGACCTGTTGCCCCATATGCCCACAACCAATTACAAATTTTGTATCTGTGGGAAACTTATCAATGATATGGCTGATAAGAGGTTTGTTGTCGTAGGGTATAAGACCTTTGTTAACCATTCTGCTGAACGGTCCCATTCTTCTTCCATACCCTGCACTTAATATTAATACTGTTAAGGGTTTATTTGTGTTCACTGTCTATTCTACCGTGGGTTCTATTTTGATCGTCTTGCAATCTGATTACATCGTCTAATTCGGTTGTACTGGCTTCCACGTACATAAGATCTGTGGAGGCAATCATTCGGTGTACAGTGCCAGGTGGTGTGTCAAATGTTGCTCCTGGTACAAGATCAATTGACTTGAGATTGCCCAGTATTTCGTTAACTTGATCTTGTGTGATCTCACCACGCTCGTAGGCTTCGCAGTCGAAAAATTCTTCGCCGTGTAACAATGTACCGGTACCTTGCAATATCAGTATAGTTTCACTTTTTTGTTTGTGTGCTTGAATGCTGGTGCGTTGGCCAGCTTTGAGTAGTAGTGTTTTCAACACGTAAGGATAAACATCAGATCCTGCTTGAATCCAACGTTCTTCTCCCCAAGGTTTAACTACAGTTTTGACCTCGCTAATAGGTCTATAGTCGATTCTAGATGTCATATATGAGTTGATAAATGTCTAAATATTTATCTATGCTCAATGATGCTATCACATAATCCATAAGCCAATGCGTGGCGTGCGCTCATATAGTTGTCACGTTCCATATCAGCAGTTAGCTCATCAAATGTTTTACCCACACTATTGTGTTTAACATAGATGCTGGTCAAGTTACGCTTCATAACCATAATTTCTTCGACTTGGATCAACATATCTGTTGCTTGGCCACGAGCACCGCCCGAAGGTTGATGTATCATATGGCGTGCATTGGGCAACATCAATCGTTTACCGGCAGCTCCCGCTTGTGCTAGCAATGACCCCATACTGCAGGCCTGTCCCATAACAATTGTAGATACGTCGGGCTTAATGAACTGCATAGTATCGTAAATTGCCATACCAGCAGTAACAACACCACCAGGACTATTAATATAAAATAAAATATCCTCATCTGGATTTTCACTTTCCAAGTATAGCATTTGTGCTACAATAAGACTGGCACTGTGTTCATTTACATCTGTGTCCAGCATTACGATTCGTTCTCTAAGCAGTCGACTGTAGATATCGTAACTGCGTTCGCCATTGGCGGTTTTTTCTAAGACTATTGGTACTAAGTTTGGCATTAAATTCTCCTATAGACTTATTCTACAGGATTTTGCCTGTGTTGTCAACACTTTGTGAAATCTTGATGACGGAACCAACGCTTTTGTCCGTGACTGGTTTTTAAGTGTAGTCCGTAGTATTCGAACTGTTCACGCCAAGCAAAAAAACTAGGACCGTGTCCGCCACTGTATTCAAATATACGTTGATTAGGTTGGTCAAACCTCCAAATGTCCCATTGATACTGATGAACCATTTCGTGTGCAAGTGTGTTCATAAACCATTGTTCGCAAAACCATTTGTCACTGAGTTGTATTTTGCACCAGCTACCGGTATGTTGCGGCTCGTCCAACCAGTGACACATTCCCCAGCATTTTTTTATAATACATTGTTGAATTTCTGGACGATATAACTCGTTATTGAATACATAACGGTTGATGATATTATATGCGTATATTAAATCGTAGTCACTGGGGCGGAACTGCTTACGTCTTTGGTAAGTTATACTGGGCAACGGTTGTGCCATTATTGATCGTATCGGATTGGGTCTAGCCACAAGAAAGCCCTCGCTTAGGTATTTACACCTAGGGAGGGCTGGTTATATTAGTAGTTTACTTAATTATGATAACTAATTTGTCCAATAACTGCACCGGGTTGTTGCAGAGCTGCATCTCTTCGGGCCTTATATTCAGCATTGTTTACATCCAAAAACTGTATATTACCGTTATTGCCATTGGTCATACTAACTGGAGCTGAATTTACCATTGGGGTTGGGATAGGATTAACCACAACACCGTTGTTAGTTGGAGCAGGACCATAACTTAGCGGAGCAGAGTTTTGTTGCTGTGCTTGTACTGGACGCTCATCTGCATCCAACTCATCAAAGGCACGTTGTGAGTTTGACTTCATATTATGATTGGCCAATGCACTTGCACGATTCTTACGCAACACGCTGTTCTCATCTAAAGGATAACGAACCAATACATAGACTTTGTATCTTTTACCATCAAAAGTAACTTGACTATCTACTTGCTGAAGATTAACCAAATCACCATTTGCAGTTTTCTTGATAGCAATTTCTGTAGTCTCTGCCATATCGTCATTGCCTTGATCATTTGCATAAGACTTGGTCATACTCTTAACCTTGGAGCCAACCATTTCAAGAATCTTACGCTCTGCACTCATACGAGCTTTGTCATAGGCCATTTGCTCGTCGATACTGACTGCAGTACCTGCACTAAAAATAGCATCATTGCTGTCTTCAGGCAGTCTAGTAAACCAAGCAGGAGCATTATAATCAATTGGTGCTGCCTTGGGAGGAGCATAATTGTTTGCAGGGGGAGCATAGCTGGCGGTAGTAATACTGCGAACTGGTGCGGCAGGTTGTGTTGGACCGCCGACAATCACTGGGATTGGGGGAGGTGCATCTTTACCACCTAAAAAGTTTGGCGCATTTCTTTGCCAAGTACTTCTGTTGTCAACAGGTACTGCCATTTGTACAGTGCCAGGGGCAACAATTTCCTGTGCTTGTGCAGTAGGAGGAGCTATGGTAGCCACTAACTGTGCACCTTGTAAAACTACGCCTGCGGCGGTCATTGCTACGAGATTCATAATTTACCTTTCGGTTGTTGATAATAATTCAATTATACACGATTTGTTAAAATTTGTCAATGACTTGCCAAATATTTGGCTGTACTTGACACGCTACACCCTGATACTGAACCAAATCTCTTTGGTTAGAACCAGTTTCCGCAAACCATCTGCATACTGTATGACGGTATACGAAATCTTGTTTGATCACTGGATGTTGTGGCAGTTGTACCCCGCGCACCATATCACCAATGTTCATACTTCTTACTTCCACTCCAGGCTCTTCGACGCAAGTTTCTTGCTTGGTAGAATTCATATGCCCTTGTGCATTTTGATCTGTCTTAACTTCGTACCTACATTCAGTTCGCCCTTCAAAGTTAGCCACAACTTCTGCTTGTGCCAAACCTGTACTGGCTAAAATCGAAATCAATAATAATGCTTTCATTGACAGTAGGTCCTTAATTGCCAAATCTTACTACGAGCAATCGCATTCACACGCCTTACATCACCTGTTAGTGTTTCGGGCATACGTGGTTGATTGCCAACTTGAGATTCTAGTGCCGCAATAATCAAATCTTTTTGATCGCAACTAAGACCAATGTTACGAATTTGATCGTAATTCATTTGCAATAGTGTTGGATAATTAGACACTCTTAACACTTCGACCTTTCCATTGATATTTGGAATATTACCAAGTATCGGTTGAGCCTGAGCCAACGTGCCAATTAATCCTGCGACAACCAAAAGTTGTTTCATTTGCGGTTCCTGTGTTTGTATCCAACCAAAACTTCTTTGAGTGCTTGTCCAGCTACCTGAGGATGTACACCTGCATTTCTAGCAACATAACGAATTGCTTCGTTAGTGGGCAGTTGAAGTTCAAAAATAGCAGTGGTTGCAGTTGACAAAATTTGGTCGCTCATTTGAATAGTCCTTATTGATTTTTAATTGAATTAATACGTTCTGCAGCTTCTACTATGCAAGCAAGTGCAAATCCTAAACACATAAAACTAAGTGACATTGTCATTTACGACTCCATTTTGTTAATATGTATGTATTATAGCAAGGTTCGGAATTTATGTCAAAAAAATAACCCGCGGATTAGGCGGGTTATTTGGGAGTGTTGTATAATTACAACAGTAATACTAAGGTATTACTTTTTTGTAGCAGTTGTAAATGTGTCTAAAATTTTGGAATAGTCAATTTTAGAGAATTTCTGTACAATTTTGGCCGTTTCTTCGGTCATTGTTGTAGCAGTATCTACTCCAGTTTTAACTGCTTTTTTAGTATAGTCACTTTGTGCATCAACAAAGTCATTCATTGCTTTGGCAATGGCTTCATTTGTTACAAAAGTCTTAACCCACATTTTCTTAGTAGTTTGAATGCTATCAATAGCTGTATCTAATCCGAACATAATATATCTCCTTAAAATTGTATTGTACATTTATTTATTGCAGTGCACAATGGTTTTTCAAGAAAAAATTGCAGATTAGTATTGGCTCACTAAATACTTGATCCAATCAATCATTTAAGGAGATTCAAATGGAACTTATCATCGCTATAGCAATTGTGGCAATCGGTGTCGCAATTTGGTTTAATCGTAAAAAACCCGAAGCACCAAAAGTCGAAGCAGAAACATTTTCTGACAACGGCATCAAGTTTACTGCACCAAAGGAAGAAGCACCAGCTCCTGTAGCTGAAGTTGTAGAAACTCCTGCCGCCGAAGTAAAACCAGCCAAAAAGCCACGTGCTAAAAAGCCAGCCGTTGTAGCCAAAACTGCAACTACTGCTAAAAAAGCAGCCGCAGCAAAAAAGGCTCCCGCAAAACCACGGAAGCCTAAAACAGTTTAATTTTTTATTATTAAGAAATTAGCAAGCCAGCGTAACAGCTGGCTTTTTTTTGATTAAGCAGTCTTAAATGTAGCACCAGGAATACTGCTGGAGTAAACTGTGCCAATTTGTTGAACTGTGACAACACTGGATCCACCGCTGGCTAAAAATGCAATTTGATTGCCCAATCCTTGCATATTGATGTATCTAACAGTTTCTGCTGGAATTATTTCGCAATTACCTGCGTAGGCTGTAGCACTTGCTCCTACTGCATAAAACACTGGATATGCACCAACACTAACACGTACTTTGGTACTGGCAACGGCAGAGCTTGCTGTACTAGAGCCTGTGCCTGCTGAAATAACTTGGACTGTCATACTAAAATTCCTTAGGTATATGATTATTTATGCAAAAATCATTTTGGCATAAGCTGTATAAATATTAATGCGGATCGCGATACTGGACATATCCACCCGCTCTAACAGTTTATAAGGAACTATCAGCATGACTATTTACCTATATGTTAAAACCCATCAAATAACAGGGTTAAAATACCTCGGCAAAACTACTAAAAATCCACATACATATCTAGGATCAGGTGTAGATTGGAAATTGCATCTTAAAGAATACGGAATCGACCATAAAACAGAAATTATTAAAGAATGCCAATCAAATGCCGAATTAAACAAGTGGGGCCGATACTATAGCAATTTATGGAATGTAGTTGAAAGTAAAGAATGGGCCAATCGAATTCCAGAAACAGGTGGCGGTCAATGCTTGCCAGAAACAGCCAAAAAAATATCTGCTAAACTAAAAGGTAGAAAGAAACCTATTAGGACTACAGAACATACGGTTAATTTAAGTAATGCTAACAAAGGTATTCAAAGACCAAGAACAGCAGAACATCAAAAAGCGTGGAATGAATCTTCTAAAAAAAATTGGGATAACAATCCTGGACGTAAACAAAAAGTTTCTGCATTAGGTAAATCTAATGCAGGTCGTAAACATACTGTTGAAACACTAGAAAAGAAAAGACAAGCTATGTTAAAATATTGGCAAACTAAAAGATCCCAAGTTGTTTAGCTTGATTGTATAAACCAAAACTAGCCAAGTTTTTACCTTTGCTTTCCGACATAATATCAAATCGATCTAAAAAACTCAGCGCCCACTCATTAACTGCGTTGTTCCAGTAGAAGTTACTGTGTGCACGTAGTTTGGCTTTTTTGTAGCCAGTGGCTAGCAATTGAGTATGGTCAGGCATTCTGAGGGGATCATGGCCAACAAGAACATCTTCACGACTGACGCTATAATGCATAGTAGGACGAACATCGCGCCAGCTATCAACCACCCTAGCGACTCTGTGATCTTGTGGACTGATGTATTCACCTTCGCGGATCCAATGGTGATGAATGTCCAAAACAATAGGCAGTATGTCGGCAAGTTCAAGACAATCATCTAAGCCCCACGAGTTTTCTTCGTTTTCGATAGTGATACAGTTTCTAGCTTCGGGCGATAAGCGGTTATATGCCAACCGGATGCCTGCGGGACCTTGACGGCCTGCAATGTGGACGTTGATCTTAAAGTCCTGGAAACGCTTGCCAAATCCCATCCAACGGGCCATTGTTGCATGATATTCAAACTCCTCTATACTTCTGTTGACAATGTCTGGATTATCTGATGCCAAGACTGTAAACTGACCTGGATGGAAGCTAAGACGCACATTGCGTAGCCTAGCGATATCGCCCACTTGCTGAAAGTGCTTTTCGCAGTAATCACGGATATCACTCCTGCGCCAGAAATAGCTCCAATCATTATGAGTGTACACAGGCAGTACATCACTGCCAATACGGACCATACGTAAGGATTCATCTAAGTTACCTACTCTTTCAACAAGTTTACGAATTGATTCTATGTTATGGACCATAAGGTCCCATAGTCGTTGTTCTGCAACTTCACGAGTTTGACGATTAAGCCACGCTACTGTAGTAGTTCCGCAGTTGAATTCTTTGGCAGTATCTTTTTGTTTGATACCGTCGATTTGGCTGGGCCCGTCAATCCACTTGCAGGCAAAGCCGATACGTCTAAGATTTGTGTGTTGCATAGATGTATTATAGCAGTATATTATAATACTGTCAAATTGGAATTACACCAAAATTAAACGTCAAATTCTATGCTGATAACGTGTTCATAGTTCTTTTTAATCAAACTTTTGAACATTATATTTTTGTGTACCAAAAAATTGGTTGCACCAGCATCCATACTGAATTTGGCTAACTGTTTGAAAAATAGTGCACGTCTTTGGTAAATGCCCATAGCTGTTGACTTTGCGCCCTGCAATTTGTAAACCGCTGTATTCCAAACGTGTTTTTCTTCTTGACTCCAATCGTGTATTTCAACAAATGCGGTCAATTGATTGTTGGCCTTGATCATTGCAGGCTGACTGTATTCTCTGTCTTTGAACTCTTGATTCTTATAGTCTTTAACTGTGGTAATAACCAAACGATTGGCCAAAGTACAAAGATACTGTATTTGTTGTTGCTGAACTTCGTCGGATTCAGCAAAGGTCAAATATTCATCTACTGCGACTACAATGTCATACTTTTTTGGATTCGAAGGATCAAATACTGTAAACTTTACTTTTTGCTTTTTCAAATATTCAATGACTTGGTCACTGACTTCTGCCACTGCAATGTTGTCGGACTTAATTGAAAAGATGGCAGGATTGAATCCCACAAACAAAATACTACTGGTGCCGAGATTGTAGTATTCTGTAATTTGTGCGATTATTTCTCTCTTGCGATCAACGATTTCTTGTTGTCTTTGGTGTAAACAAAATGCATCAAAAATAATGTCACTGTAATTGGAAAACAAAGTCATATATGATTATTCTTATTCTTTTTTATTTATTACGATATGTAATAATAAAAAAAGCGTGCTATTAACGCACGCTCTTGACTAACCACATAAGTTAACTTATGCGTTGCGAGTATTGCCGTAGTGGATAACTTTTACAGTTTCACTACTCTTAAGTTTACGCCAAGGATCAACAATTACTGATCCTGGTGCAATAGTGCAGTAAGGTTGGGTATCTAACTGGTCACCGGTGTATTCATAAGTAATCTTACGATTGTGTGCCCAAAGGAATACTGCTGGGCCGTCTACACTGGCTACAACTTCGCTGGGATCATCTGCCAATGGATCTACGTAAACAACTGGAACGCCAGCTTCTTTAACATAAAATCCAACCAATGTACTATAACTGCCAATACAGTATTCAACATCTGGTTTGTAGGCTTTACCGTGAATAACAATGGGTAATCCAGTGGCCTTGCTTTGCTCAACTAAAAACAATCCTAAGTTTTTGGCTTGGATTTCACGAGCGTGCATAATGGTATCAAATAGATCATAGCCAATATCATAGTGTTCGGCTAACCAACGCAATGCAATGTTATCACGTGGATGGCAAGCACCTGCATCGCCCATACCTGCTGTCATATACTTGGGACCTTGCAGTCTCATTGTACTACGAGCCAACGCATTGGTAACAACATCAACATTGATATTACCGATCTTCATAGCAAAGTCTTGAATCATATTTACGATACCGACTTTAGCACTGATATAGGTGTTGTAGAAGATTTTGATAGCTTCACATTCGTCCCAAGTGCCGATTTCATAGCGTGGATCATTTTGCATAATTGTTTTATACAATGCAATCAACTCGCCAGCAATGCCAGTAAGTTCGCCATCTTCAGTACCGATAATAACCATCTCTGGGTTGGCCATATCCCACTTAACACTACCCATGGCAATCAAATATGGATTGTACAGGAATTGGTGTTTTGGGTCCAACAACGTAATAAATTTACTGCGTGTGGTACCAGGCAATACAGTACTGATCAGTACTACTTTTTTACTGCTGGTAGCGTGTTGATTCACTTTGTTGATAGCATCGATTACTGCATCGTGCCCAAAGTCTTTTGGTTCCATATGACTTGATGGCACACTACCGTCGTAGCCAGCAGCGTGTGGAGTTGGAACAGCAATAAAGATCCATTCGCTTTCATTTACCAATTCGTCGATATCACAGACTTTAACTGTGTCGCTGGTACGCGGGTAAATGTCATATCCACGCACTTCGTGCTTTTCAGCAAATACTTCGGCGCAGTCAAGACCCAGCTTTCCGATTCCAATAAATCCGATTTTTTTCATTTGTTAAGTTTCCTTGAAGTTAGATGAGTTTATTATACAGTAGAATAATAAGTTTTGCAACTGATTGAACGTCATTCTTAAAAATATTTAGTCAGCGAAAACCATAGTAAATTTTTTATCAGTTAACAGAAACTTTACACTAATTGTAACATAGTTTTAATATTATGTTGCTATACTGTTGATAAATATTTTTATCAATTCCACCATCATGAAATCAAAATCAAAGGTTCTCTTTATCCTTAAAAGAAGAGAAGACTACAATAGCGAAATACATTCCAATATTGGTCTGAGTACAGGCCTTTACAACAGTGCCAACTTTATGAACGAGATGCTAAAAGCACACGGCATCGAAAGTCATTTAGAAGTAGCCATTGACAACAATTGTGTCGATCGTTTGGTTAGAGCCAACAATCCCACTCACGTGATTATCGAAGCACTATGGGTAGTGCCTGAAAAATTTGTAATTCTCAGTAAGCTACACCCCACAGTAACTTGGATCATTCGACTCCACAGTGAAATGCCATTTATGGCCGGTGAAGGTATGGCGATGGATTGGATAGGCGAATATTCAAAATTTAAGAACATAGTTATTGGTGTCAATGCGCCAAGAATGTTGTCTGAAACAAAGAAATTTTTACAACATATAAATTCTTGGGATAACACAACTGCTGACCAAAGAGTCATTTATCTTCCCAATTACTATCCGCAGGATTACAAAACTAAAAAATTCAATAGGAACAAGGAGTACATTGATATAGGTTGTTTTGGTGCTATCCGCCCGTTAAAAAATCATTTACTGCAAGCACACGCTGCGTTGGACTTTGCAAATCAATTGGGCAAGAAGCTTCGCTTCCACGTAAATGCAGGTCGTGTTGAAATGAATGGTAGTCCAGTTATCAACAATCTCAAAGGATTTTTCCAACACATACAGTCTAGAGGACACGAACTAGTTAATCACCAATGGACACCTAGAGAAAAATTCTTAGACCTATGCGGACTAATGGATATTGGCCTACAATGTAGTTTCAGTGAAACATTCAATATTGTAGGAGCTGATTTGATTAGTCAAGGAGTGCCATTGGTAGGTAGTGTAGAAATTCCTTGGAAAGTAGAATCCTTTGCTGCAGATCCTACTAACAGTTTGGATATAACTAAAAAATTAATGTACGCTTACAAGTGGCCTTGGTTAAATGTTAAAACCAATCAATGGAGTTTGACCAAATACACCAGCCAAACTGCAGAAACGTGGGATAAATACTTTAACTAAGGAGAATCGCACAATGAGTCGTCATAAAGTAAAATCACATAATTGGATTGAAGGAATTTTAAGAACTGAAGAGTTTTTGTTTGATAGTATAGAAGAAGCAATGAACTATGCTACTACTTCGGCCCATCACGTAGTAAAAGTATACAACGAACACGGAGAGCTAGTACACAATGCACAAAACGCTCCGGTTCCGGATACTATGTCAGCGGAGTTGGCCTACGCATGATAGAAACAGTAATATATACTCTTGTAGTAACACACATTACTATTGTTGCTGTTACTTTATATTTGCATAGAGGAATGGCACATAGAGGTATAGATTTTTCTTTTCTATTAGAACATTTTTTTCGTTTTTGGCTATGGCTAACAACAGGTATGGTTACCCGTCAATGGGTAGCAGTACATCGCAAGCATCATCAATACTCAGACAAAACAAAAGATCCGCACAGTCCAAAAGTCTATGGCATTTGGAATGTGTTGTTTGGCGGAGCATTGCTTTATAGTAAGGCAGCCAAAGATAAAAAGATGGTAGACTTTTATGGCCGAGGATGCCCTGACGATTGGATCGAACGTAATGTATATACACCCTATAACTTCTACGGCATCATTTTAATGTTATTGATCGATTTGGCACTATTCGGACCTTGGGGAGCAGTTGTTTGGGGCATTCAAATGATATGGATCCCATTTTGGGCCGCAGGAGTTATCAACGGATTAGCTCATTGGGTTGGCTATCGCAACGGTAGCACTAACGATAATAGTCATAATATATCTCCGCTTGGCATTATTGTTGGCGGAGAAGAACTTCATAACAATCATCACCTTAATCCAGCAAGTGTGAAACTAAGCCGTCGTTGGTTTGAGTTTGATATTGGGTATATGTGGTTGCGTATTTTTTGTCTACTCAGACTTGCAAAAATAGTCCAGCGTTAACTTGGTGTAAACGGACTGTCTGGCTGCCATATAACAGCTGACGAATTATCATAAACAATTTTATTTGTCCCACTGGAATCCAGTGTTAAAAATTCCGGAGTTTTTGCCAATAACAATAATTTACTAGCAGATATAGGTTGTATAGGACTATGCGGTGGAGTAAAATTACCAGTGTATATCGCGGTCCCATTTACAAAATGAAAATTAGTCAATGCTCCGTGGAATCTTGTCAGCGATTGATAAGCCAAATCGACCCCAATGTACAAATAGTCAGACATATCTGTAACATCGGTTGAGTCTGCTACAGTTTTTAATCCGACCCCGTCTTGATACACAGTAAGCTGGCCGGATGCTCTAACAACAGCATAGTGATGCCAGTTTTCATACCACCCTGAAGGTAACGGAGTAGACAGTACATCCACTCCATTTAATGTGACTATAAAATTATCTAATTCTGTATGTACACTGATTGCAGAAGATGGATAACTACCTATTGTAAATATCCTGGGAAAAGCTCCGGCATCATTGTCAAATTGATAATGAAACCATTCAATGGTAAAATCATTAGTTCTAACTGCCCAGTCTGAACTTGCAGGTACACGCAAATACTCATCATCCAAGGTAAAGTAAAAAGACCCGCCAGTGGTTACCAATGGGTGGTCGTTGTGCAAAGTTACATTAGTTGCTTGTAGTCCGCGAATATACATTCAGTATTTAGTTACTTATCGGTTAAGTTTTCTAATATTTCGTAAGGTAAAAAATATAATTTAAGTAAAATCCATACTTGGAAATCCAAGTAATCTCCAATGTATGGATTTTTTAAGTACGCCCTAATACCAACAGTATCTAATAGGGACTGACTCATTTATTGGCTAATGGATTGTCAATAGCCTTTTGAATCTTACTATCAACATCTCTATTGAGTTTTTCTAACTTGGCTTCTGTGGTAGATTTTAGCTTGTCCATATCACTACGAACTTTGTCCAAATCATCACGTACATCTTTACGCATAGCACGGATTTCTGAATCTGTTGAACGCATTGTTTCTTTTGTACTACGTTCTACAGTTTCAGTCACTGACTCGTTACGACGGATATCATTTTTCAAATCATTCTTGATATCGCGAGTATAATCATTGGTTTTGCCCAATGTTTCTTCGATTACTGCTAAACGTTTATCATACCCGCTCAAATCTGGAGCTGAATATTCAGCAATCTTTTTCTTCATATTCATATAATCTTGATATACTTGAAAACATCCGTATAATCCGCCCAGTAACGAACTTGCTAATGTAAATGCTACCATTAGTTTTGCTGGAGTAAATTCATATCCACCAATACTGATTACAGTATCTTTACTAGCATATTTTTTTACTGCTTCTTCTGCTTGGTCAATTGTTGCATTGACATCTTTAATTTCTTCTGACATATTATTCTCCTATTTTATATTGCATATCTAACATCTGTTGATATACACGATCGCTGGCCATTTGTCTTAATGCTCTTACGTTATCTACTGTTGATTGATTGGTGTAGACTTCTTTGGGTGCATAAAATTGTGCATCTTTCAATGCTATATTGTATGCGTCGAAACCTTTAGGTTGTGTGGCCATTGCTTCTAATCTAACTCCGCCGGCCAGTTCATTTTGCTGAGCGTTTTTATTCACGGAATCTCCGCGTTGCTCTATATTGTTTTGCATCATTTCAAATCTTTGTTGCATTATCATTTCTGACAATGGATTACCAGCTCGGCCTATCCCGCCAAAACTGGCTACTTGTATTTGCGGTGCTTCAATTTCAACAGTTTTTGTTTCGTTACGGAATTGATAGGTAGGAGCAGATTGCTGAATAACCATACTAGAGCTTGATGCTACCAGTGGATTATACATAAACGGATTTCTACTAATAGCCAATCCAGTTCCACTGCTGGCTTGTGGGCTAATTTCCAGTGCTGGAGGCACAGAGGGTTTTTGTACTGCAACTGCCGTTGCCGAAGTATCTGTTTGCTGTTGAGCAGCGGTATACGATTGTGTAATTTGAACTAAGCTATTATAACTTTGAGTTTGTACTTGTTGTGTTTGCTGATCTTGTTGCATTGCCTGCTGAACTACTCTACTGGACTGTTGCGGTGTTTGTTGACTGGACGATTGTGCCGATTGTTGCTGAGATTGGCCAGTCTGAATAGTTTGGAATGATGCTTGTGTAGTTTGACTAGAAAACTGTGCTGCAGCTTGTGCACTATTAGCACTCATATCATTCAATGATGCTATTGCGGCGCTGGCAGTTGCTTGAGATTGTTGTGTACTTGCGTCTACAACTTTTGCAGCATTTTGTACAGCCATTTGTTGCGTTGCTTTGTCTTTTTCTTGTGCAGACTTTAATACACTCATTGCTAACTTGCTAGGACCAGAACCGGAATTGGCAGATCCAGATGAGCTTGAGCTAGACGATGCGGTAGTCTGAACTGGGCCGCCAGCTGGTGTTGGTGTAGTAGATGCTGGTTGGGCAGGATCTGCAGGCGCTGATGCAACTGCTGATGATTGTGATGAATCTGAACTTGCTGGTGCAGCTGGGGCTGGAGCAGATTGAGCAGGAGCTGGACTTGCAGTAGCAACAGTTGCTGGACTCGGTGTTGCTAATGCAGGAGCCGCAGGAGCCGGTGTTGCTGCGGCCGTTGCAATTAAAGTTTTTGCATATGCTGCTCCGTAGCCTGGACAACTAGGGCTAGACAATGGATTAACTATACAAGGGTCAGGTTTGTATAACGCATTAACAAACATATTTTGAACCGCCGCATTACCTGTGGTCGACGCACCCATTGTAAATGTGCCTAAAGATAATGAATTTGTTGTTGAGGGAAGTAAGAATTGATAAGACACATTTTCCGCAGTATTAGGAGAACTTCTACTCTGTGAGGCACTGTAAACCACATTATTACTACTGTCAGTTAATCGTACTCTTACTTCAGCAGTTGGATTGTTAGTTAAGTAGGCTCCGCAGGTAAAAGCATTATCCCAACTTACACATTCGTTGGTCCTTGTTCCGTTACCTAAACTATAATTATAACCATAGTTAAAACCGTACACATCGACGCCGGCTCCGGAGCTTTTAAGTGCTGTGTTGATAGCAAATGAATTGTAAACTATATTGCCGTTAGACATTAAATTTGGATTCAACAGGTTGCCGCTGGTTACTATATTGTTAAATCCTGCGCAGGTTGGTGCGTAAGCAGGATTAAGTGTACAAGGATCTACTCTATATTTTAGACTAAAACTAACATTAGTAATTTCTGGTCCGTAAGGCCCTACCCAATAATTTGTATCACGACCTATAAATCCTACCTGAGCGTTGCTATAGTTTGTGGCCGCTATGGGATTACTAAATGTTTCTGTAAAATTAAATTGAGTCCAGTTGTATTTGTTGTTAGTGTATTGCCCGTAATCATAAGTGGCTGCTAAACCACCACTTGCATTGTAAAATTTAACATAGGCATCTAGATAGTCTTGTTGTCCATTGTCCCAGCCATTTCCGTTCTTAGCACGGAATCCAAAATTGAATCCGCTAAGTTGAACACCTGAACCACCAGCAGCCAGTGCGGCATTAATATTAACAATTTGATTTAAGTCTGTTTGTCCATAACTAAAGTTGATCATGCCATAGCCATTAGCGTTAACCCTAGGAAGAGGACCACAATAGCCTGGATTTCCAGCAGCCCAACAGGTCAATGATCCGCCGAACTGACCTACATTGTTCCAATTACCAGTCGTAGCTGTAGGTGTACCGGTAAAATTTATTAAATTACCAGTAGTCGAATCAACTTGTGCATTAGAAGTGGAATAACTTAAACACAGCCATACCAAGCAAAGCGCCAAGGCCAATATTTTTCTGATTGTCATCGAATTTTTCCTTCTCTTCTAATTTAGGTAATTTTTCTGGATTAGCTTCCCAGGCAGCCTTAGCTTGCTCGCCAATTTTGCCTTCATAAGGACAAGGTGTACCAGCTGACATCATGGCATCAAATACACGACGATCTTGACACATAGTAGCAACTGCAGCTACTTTCATACCCATATCATAAAGAGTCTTTGATAGCTTTAAGCGTTCACAGTTCAAATCATGAATAGTACCGCCTGTGCTTACACCAAAGATTTGTGTTTGTACTGACCCACTGGTACCGGTAGTACATAAATCTTGATTACCACCACTCATCATAGCGGGTGCTACTGCAGTGGGAGGAGGTTGAATGACACGCTGAGTAATATCACTGCTATTGATATTGTTGTTTGTTAATGTACCACTTTGTATATTTTGATTAACATTAGTGTTGGCATTAGTGCTTGTACTTTGATTTACATTATTGTTATTATTTGTCATTGTACCGTTATTGGTATTTTGATTGATGTTTGTCATAGTACCAGTATTAATGTTATTATTTGTATTGCTAGTGGTAGCAGTTGTAGTATTAACATTATTATTGTTGTTATTATTGGTCATTGTACCATAATTGTAATTGGTATTAGTAGCAGTACTGGTATTTTGATTGATATTTGTCATTGTACCGTACTGATAGTTTGTATTAGTACTTGTACTGGTATTGACGTTATTATTATAATTTGTATTAGTACTGGTACTAGTATTGACATTATTGTTATTGTATGTCATTGTACCACTATTAATATTGTTATTTGTATTAACGTTGGTGCTGGTACTTGCACTAACATTGTTATTGTTATTATTGTATGTCATTGTACCGCTATTAATGTTGTTATTTGTATTAACATTATTACTTGTGCTAGTACTTGTACTGGTGTTGACGTTATTGTTATTATTTGTCATTGTGCCAGTGTTAACGTTATTATTATTAAACGTTTGTGTACCACTATTAACGTTATTATTGTTATTGGTATAGGTAACACTACCACTCATAACATTGTTATTGTTATTATTGTTGGTCATTGTACCACTATTAACGTTGTTATTTGTATTAACGTTGGTACTGGTACTGGTTACTGCGGTGTTGTTATTGTTCGTAATAGTACCACTATTAACATTATTTGTGTTAACAGTGCTTACACTATTACTACTACTATTGGTATCCACTAGACTAGTAGATCCATATCCGCCGGACAGAGAAGAACTTTGGTTTATGGTATTAGCTGTTTGCGCTGTTACCCCAAGGGCAAACAATGCAGAAATACCCATCATTATTATTTTTTTTATCATTTGATTGCTCCAATTTGGTAGGTCTTACCAAAATTATTTATGGAGCAAAATGCACTGTTTAAGTGCTAATACTAATGATCAGTTGTGTTGCCAAATATATCTACGATCACCACGTGTGTCCAGCGCAGCTACTTCCATTGGTTTAACTGCCCAACGGCTATCTCGTTGTTTATTGCGTACTACTGCTATACAACTACTTCTTAAATCCAAATTTTGTATAGGTTCGCAGGCTGTAGCATTTGCATATTCGCTGGCTAAACAAAAAGCACGCTGATCTGGCTTGTGTTCATTGATGCACTCATCGCCTTTGGCAAACGCAAGGATAGGGAAAAATAATAGTAAAAACAATTTCATAGTTGATATACACAGTATACAGTATATATCAGTAAATACCATTACAAACCTATAATAAACTGCGTAGTTTAATTATATTTCTGTAATTATTTTGTTGGGTGGAAACTATTAACTTGGCGCTGGGCATCTCTGACTGCAAATATACAGGATGTTTTCATTTCCAAATTAGTTATTTTTTCACATTCGTTTGCACTCAATGTGGCTTTTGCTACACACAAACTGTGCTGATTATGTTCGTGTATTTGATTGCATTGGTCTATGTCTCCAGCAAATACTGATAATGGAAACATTAAAATTACAAGTATGTAATACATACAGTATTTATTACATATTGATTAAATTATTCTTAAATATTTCCCAAGCACGATCCCAAGTCCAACGCAAACTACCTTGGTATACACGATTTCTGTTTAATTGTAAACAAGCTGAAACTGCATCTTCTAAATTTTCGTTTATGAATCCAGTTTCTCCTTGGTCTATTACATCTGCAGGTCCTTGGCAAGGATAAGCGGCAACAGGAGTTCCGCAGGCCATTGCTTCGATCATAACAATACCAAATGTTTCCCACCGACTAGGAAAAACAAACACTTCGGCATTGGCATAATAAAGTGCTAACTCAATCCCGGTCCTAAACCCGGTAAATGTTACGTCTGGATACTGTGCTCGATAAGTTTCCAGCATAGGACCATCGCCTACCATTATTTTTGCATATCCAGGGTAATCTAATTCAAAAAATGCTTCTAAGTTTTTTTCTTTGCTAACACGGCTTACACACAACAAATACTTTCCCGGAAAATTTTCTCTCAGTTCGGGTTTGAAAATATCACGGTCAACCCCACGTGTCCAAGGAACTATTTCTCCGTCAAATCCGTGTGCTTTTAATTCGGCTACCATACTGTCAGTAGTGGTTAATACTTTACCGCTATGCTTATGAAACCAGCGTACAAATCTCCAGGTAAGTGATTCGGGAATCCCAAATAGTTTGTTTAACCCTTCAGGAAACTTAGTATGATAAGCGGTATTGTGCCTAATATTATGTAATGAAAGATGCCTTCTAGCCCACAGACCCAAAGGACCCTCTGTCGCGATATGGATATAATCCGGATTGATCTTCGCAATCTTCTTGCCCAAATTCCTGGGATAGCTAATCTTGACTTCGTTGTAGCCAGGACAACTAATGTAGCTGAACCACCCGGGATGCAGCACCACAACGTTATAACCGTCCAGAATCGCAAGTTTCTCAATATTTTTATATGTTGTGACAACGCCATTTATCTGCTCCGGTAAGTTGTCTGTGATTATTAGAATGGTTTTCATTGAATCTTAAATTTCACATATTCCGTAATAATGTCAGCAACATTAACACTGCAATATTTTTCAAACCCAGCAAAGCCTGGATTACTATTAGCTTCGCATACACGGAATCCGCGTTTGTCAAATAATAAATCAATTCCTGCAATGTCTAGATTTAATACTCTGGAAGTTTCACGAGCTAGATATTCTATTTCTTCTGTTAACGGATAGTTCTCTCCAGTGCCGCCATTGGTAATATTAGCACGGAAGTCGCCGTCGGGTGCAGTACGTTTCATGGCACCTATCACTCGTCCTCCCACTACTAGTACACGCAGATCTTCTCCGGGGTGATCATTTAGATATTCTTGTACAATCATGGTTTTCTTATTACCTAGATTGTCGATAAATTCCATTAATTTTTTATAGTCACGCTTACGTTCACAGAGATAAACACCTTCACCGTAACTGCCAGTAACCACTTTGACTACGCAAGGAAATCCAATATTTGCTTCTACCAAACCATCGTCGATAGGTAATCTTACCATCATGGTGTTGGGGATAGGAATACTGGCTCTGCTTAAAATTTGGCTACTGCGCAATTTGTCTTTGACAATTTCGATGGGCAAACTACCGTTGATACAAGGAACACCTGCTTGTTCAAAATGTCTTACTACTGCTAACTGGAATGGTAGTATACCTGCTCCTAACCTAACCAATACAAGTTTAGGTAGTTCCATATCCTGGCCTTTGTATTTGATGCCTTTGCGGATATCTCTATCCACGATAATATCAAAATCATCTGGGTGGCCCATCACGGCATTGATTCCTTTTTCAGCAAAGGATTCTACTAGTTTGTTTGATTCGTATTCGTTACGATCCAGTTTTGTTAATATCAGTACTGTCATTTGATTTAGTCCAAGTAATTATTTCCCATTCACCACTGTGATGTTCGACCAGTGCAGTGCAACTTTCAACCCAGTCGCCGTCATTCATATACATAACACCGTTGATGTATTTAATCTCTGCGTGATGTATATGGCCACAAATTACTCCGTCGAAACCGCGTTTTTTACAATAGTCAGCTATTGTACGCTCAAATTGAAACATAAAGTCTATGGCTTTTTTGACTCGGTGTTTGAGGTATTTACTGAGACTCCAATACCCGAACCCCATACGATGACGTATCCAATTAAATCGGCTATTGATACCAAGAACGAAATCATATGCTTTATCTCCAAGAAAACTTAACCAAGGCGCTAGTCTGGTGATCCCGTCAAACAAGTCACCGTGTGTTATAAGATAGTGTTTACCATCAGCACCTATATGTTCAATTTGATTACAAATTTCAACTTGTCCAAAACTAACACCATAAGGTATCATGGGACGCAGGAATTCATCATGGTTGCCAGCCACATACACAACCCTAGTGCCCCGTTTAGCGTGACCAAGCACACGACGAACCACGTTAGTATGACTTTGTTTCCATCTGAGTTTGTTTTGTTGGATTTTCCAAGCATCTATTATATCTCCTACTAGGTATAGGGTATTGCAGCTATTATGCTTGAGAAAATTATTTAGATGTTCAGCTTTACAATCTTTAGTACCTAAATGTACATCGCTAATAAAGATTGAGCGGTAAGTCTTCATATAGAGTATTTACCGCCCAATTGATTACAGTTGTATTACAATATTATTTTCGTCGACGACCGGTTACATCTTCAAATACTAGGTATAGTACTATTAATATAAAAACAGCCCCAATAATTTGACCTATCATATTAGATCCTCACAACTGTCCACTTTGCATCGAATGGTTTGCCTTCGGCGCGGTGTTTTAGTATCTTACGGTATTCTTCTTTACGAAGTTCCATAATTGCATCAGCATCGTGTCGGACGCAAGCCTGATACAACTTTCGAATTAACTTTCGTTGTTTCATACTTTATCCTCCTTGGAATATATTTATAATTATTTTACTGATATTAATAAAGGTTGTAATATTATGAACCAAACTATACCAATAGTAAGAATAGATTCGCATAACAGTAACAACCCGAAAAATATCAATATTAATATATCTTTAATCATATAAAAAAGGCTCCGAAGAGCCTTTGTATAATTATCGAAAATTAAGCTGGAATATAATCAATACCAGTTCCAGCCAATACACCGGTAGCAGGAGCAACGCCTACTAAACCAATGGTTTGTTGGAAGGTTGTCAAATGTGCAGCTGCGGCCAACATTGCACCTTCTGTAGTAGCACCAGTTGCCAATTGTGTTACATAGGGTAATGCTTGTGCAGGAGTAGGTGCAGTACCAACTACATTTGTGTAAACATAGTTAACAAAACTTGCATAGTCACTACCACCAGCAGCAGTTGCAAATACTGAAGAACCGGCAATTACTGCAGCAACTTGTGTGCTAGTTTGCCCAGCATCTTCCATCTTGATACCAAGACCTTCGTATGTAGGACTAACTGTTCCGCCCAATCCGGCTTTCAGCAATGCATAAACATCGCCAGCAGTTCCTGTTACATCAAATGCAGTTGCTTTATCAGTATATGTCAAACGCTCAAAGTTTTCTAGTTTGAAACTTACAGTAGTATCCAATGCACTGGTTACCAAAATTGCTTTATTGGTAGTGTCATTGACTACAGTGAAGTCTGCACTTTTATCGCCTAATACATAATTGTCGATTCCGGGAGTTCCGGTTACATCGATAACAGTATTAACAATACCATTACCAATAGCACCTGTACCAACTGCGCCAAATGTTGCAATTTTGCCGTTAAGACCAACTGTACCTACTGTTAGGATTTCGTTGTTTGTTGGTGCAGCTCCACCTAAACTAGTACCTGGAATAGTAATAGTATCACCTGCGGCATATCCTGTGCCCAAGTGTGCCGAATCGATAGTCACGGAATAAACACCATTTGTTTTTGTTACGTTAAACTCTGCTCCTGTACCGGTGCCACTGGTTGTGCCAGTTACATCTGTATAAGTTGCATTAATTGGAGTTACTCCGATTGTTACTGTTGTTGTCATTTTATTTTCCTTATTGAATTAGTAATGTAGTAGTATATAGCGTTTCCACTAGTATGTCAAATATTTTTTAACCATAAAAAAAGGCTCCGAAGAGCCTTTTTAGTTGTTGTTCAATTGATTAGAATGAACGTGTGTAGCTTACATTGTAGCTGTGATTTGTGCTGTCGCCTGTTACACGGTCGAAACGAACGCCAATTGCGTCTTTCTTTGTAACTGCATAACTAACACCAGCACGAGTTGTACGTGTAGCATCTAAATTGGCTTCATTGAACGCATCACGGAAGCGGAATCCAACTTTAGCAGTCACTGCACCGATTGTGTATGTAACACCTGGCTCAACACTATAGTAACCAAAGTGCGTAGTGTTAGTGAACTTGTCACCAGCAGCTACACGAGTATAAACACCAACAGGACCAACTGGCATTGCCAATGTTAAACCTGCTTCATCACGTGTTGAAAGAGCGTGGGTACCAGCAGTAGTATATTGCGTAGAACCTACATCAACTGTCAACATTTTGTTTAATGATTCACGAACAGTAATTTGGCTGTTTGTTGAGTCTGTAGCACCTTTGTCACCAATTTGATTTTGGCCTTCTAGTGTAACTGACGCAGCAAATGCTGATCCTGCCAATGCGATTAAACTTGCGATTACGATTTTTTTCATTTTTAGATTTCCTTTGTTAAATGACACATTTGTCGTGTACATATTATATATTTATCCTACAAAAAAGTCAATATAAGATATTATATTATTTTGCCCAATTTGATTAAATGGGAGTTTTGTCCTTCGCCAACAATACAAGCTACATTATCATTATATTGAATCATTGTCCAAGATAGTGTATTTTTGTTTACCATTAATAGATATTTGCTGTCTCCGGTACCGAGTCCATTCCAATAAGGAGATTCGTTGTATATTCCAGAAATGTTTTCAACAACTGTTTTAAGATCACTGCAAATAACCGGTTTCTTTGATTCTATTATCTGGGCGTTGGCTATAAGACTGGTTAGGGCTAATAGGAACGCTAATTTTGATTTCCACATAGCCACTCCTTAAAATAATATTTATTGTGCAAGCCTGGCGGCAATAATTTCATAGAAACTATCAAGCTCGCCACCGAATTTTCCCATTAGTTGGGGGATCAATAATCTACACTCGTTGTATTGATTGGCTTTGAATTTATCAATAAAAAATTGATGCAGTTGTTTGTCTGCAGCTAAAGTAGGTAGTTCAGTTAACAAGATTTTTTCTTGTGGCACCACACAGTATGCAGTAGTAGCCTTACCATCTTGTTCAAATGTTTCCAACTCTAAAACAGTATATTCATTTTGCAGAATTTCTGCAGGTTCGCCTAGGATAATATACAATCTAATTCTCCCAATGCATCGGTAATTTGATACAAGCTGATGTCGTGATCCTCGTAGCCTTCGATTACCATATCCAAGTAATGTCTACTGGGCCAACGATGCTCGTGTAGATCTTTCATATAGTAAATCATAGCACGAATGATTCTACCATCGTGATTTACTTTTACTTCTTTTTTGCCGTAAAAATTCGGATAGCCCTCAAGGCGATCTAAACTCTTTTCGCATTCATCGGTAATTGACCATAATGCACACTCCATTGTTTCGCCAGGTGCTTCTACTACATCACAAAAAGTTCTAAAAGCCAATTTGTGATTTGGTAGAGTCACTTTGCCTAAACTACGAGCCTTGGGACATCGTTGTTCCATACCGTATAGATTAGAATTCATACCATAAGCAAGATAATATTTCATAGTTCTTTTAGTTCAAACCTTTCTACTGCACTTTGAATTGCTTCAGCTTGTGCCACACAATCAGCCAAAGCGTTATGTGCCAGTGCGCCTGGCTTGCGAGTGTCTCCAAGAGCTTTCAACAAAGTTCTTGAATCACGAATTGAATAGTAAAACCAAGGAGCAGGTATTCCCAACTGTCTATATAAGTTTTCCAATATAACAATATCAAACACTGGACCTTGCGCCCATATACGGTCAGCACCTACAACGAAACGATTTAGCTCTCGTGTAAAGTTAACTAAACCAATTCGGCCATCATCGCCTAATGCTTCTTCACGTACCTCTGGACTTTGTGTTCCCCACCAATCAACGGTGCCGGGATCTACGGCCCTTCCCAGGGCAATTTGTTCGTCAACGTCCAGACGGCAGTAAAGACCTTTGGTCATTGGTATACTGGCATTAAATGGATTAAATTTAACTGCACCGAACGTTAGCACTACTGCATCTGGAGATGTTGCCAGTGTTTCGATGTCCAGCATCACATCTGCCATTTAAGCCACCGGTTCTAATTTGATTACCAAAGGAAACCCATTTGTACGGGCCAGTGATGTTACTTCAACACCTTTTTGTTCTGCCATTTCAAATGGCAATGTAGCTGCAATACCGCTGCCAGTATCGTGTATTTTTTGAGTTAATGCTTCTGCATCAATTTGAGTGTAGTCAAAAATGATAACCAAAGTTTCAATTACAAATTCACGTGTAGTAACTTCGTCGTTGATATAAACTACATTATAAAGTACAGGTTCAGGAATATCTTCCCGTGGTGTAATTCTTGATTTGATTGTTGGGTCTGCTGTTGTCATAGTTATTAATAGTAAAACTATATTATACTATAAGATAGATTTATTGTCAACAGTTAGCGGACCCGCTAACTGTATATCACCAATTACTTGGTAAATGTGATTGCAATTTTCTTGGGTTTTTGTTCTTCGGGAACAATCAACTCAAGTGCAACACTCAAAATACCGTTTTGAACTGTTGCAGCACGCACTTCTACGTTTTCCGCTAGGGGGAAATTACGTGTAAAGTTGCGGTTGCTAATACCTTTGTGTAGATATTTCAATTCTTTGGTATCGTCTTTTTTTGATTTCTCAGCTCTTTCACCTTTTACGGTTAAGATATTTTCTTTGAGTTCCACATCGATCTCATTTTGCTTGAAACCGGCAACTGCAACTTCTACCACAAAATGTGTGTCATCCAATTGGATTACATTATGCGGAGGATAGTTATCCGAAGTACGATTAGAAGCAAAGCTACGCTCTAATTCTTCAAACATACGGTCGAAACCGATAGCGTGACGATGTAAAGCAGGTAAGTCGAGAGTTTGGAATGTAAATTGTGTCATGTTTTTCTCCTTAATAAGCAAGTATGACGTTTGAAAATGTAGACCCCACCCGGGCATCTACAGCTGTATTTATACTAGAAAATCACCAATCTGTCAATAATCTAGTATAATTTTGGTAAACAAATTAAATTTTGTCTACCAAATTTTTGACCCATACTGTTGGGTCTTGATCTTTGTAGTCTCTGCAGTCAACTACTAGTTTTGAATTGTTACGTACACCTTCGTGCCAATTGATGTCGTTCATTTCGTTGTTGTAGTAGTACACATCAACCAATTTGTTTTCATCAACGGCATCAACTATTTCTTGGCATTCTTCTTGAGTCCAATAACAATTACGTACAAAAATCCTTGGGATTTCTGTACTGTATTCATAATCTGGGGGCGACAAAATTCTCATAGTTTTGCTTTTATCATTAAGTGCCAGCCTAGAGCTTTTTCCATAATTTTGAATAGCTCGTCGGGCATCGCTTCAAACCAAGGTTGTTTTACATACTCGTATTTGACATAGTGTTCGATGTTCCAAGGAAAGATAAAATCTTGTTTGACATCAACATCACTGAATGCGTGAAATAATTCGCGAACTTCGGCATCAGTATAGGTTACTGCTTGTGGGCAACCATTTTGTGCTTCGGGCTGATCCCAACCTGCATTAATTAAAATGTTTTTCCAACTGTCTTTGGCATACAACATAACACGAACTTCACCACCAGGATTCAATAATCCAGGCAAGCAGTCAACGATTCGTTGTGGATCTGGACTATGATGGATAACACCAAAACTATAGATCAAGTCAAACTTTTCGCCTGCCAATAGAGTATCCAACTGTTCAGCATCGCCGGCAAATACACGACCGGTTAGACCAAACACATCTAAACGTTGTTGGCAAATTTTAACACTTTCTTCGCTAAGATCAATACCAGTGTAGTCAGCACCTGCACGGCAGAAGCTAACAGCATCAGTGCCAATACCACAACCAATTTCTAATACACGAAGACCTTTCCAACTTTGGAAATCAGCAAACACATAACTATGTGGTTCGATTTTATATCTACGTGCTTCTACTTCATCAAAGTATTCTTTGGTTCCTACAGGACTTGTACTGTGTCTGATATTACAGGGTCTTGAATTCCAAAAATTCTTTACTTCATCAATTGTTACCATTTGCTATCCTTAATCTAAGTTTAGTTTGCCATTCGGCTAAATCTCGTCTACGGTCAGGGTGACTGTAGTCTTCGGGGTTTGTTGGGTCTCTGCCGTCGGCAGCATAGCTTTGTTCTCGGAATGTTTCATCATTGTTACCGCCAGTGACATCTGCACGATCATGATAAACAGTTACATTAAGGTTGCGCAATCTGCCCATTGGAGCAGTTACATTATAGATCCACCAGTCACTGTGGTTTACAGGACTGATACAACCAAATTCCTCGATCCACCCTCTGGGGATGATAGGAAATAGTGCGAAAGGATGATTCATATTAACACAGGGCATACGCAGTAGTCCCCAGTAATCGTTATTTGCTAGAATTTCTGTATCCCAGTGATCGGTCAGCATCAACGCATCGTCATTCCAAAACATAATCCAATCTCCGGAAGCTTGTGTTCCCAAGAAGTTTACATATTTGTATAAACGCAAATATCCAAATCTTTCAGACTCAAATACTTTGGTAGTTGCTCCGCTTTGTGTTACAAAAGGATGCCAAGTAGTAGAGAAAAACTCTTTACTTTCTTCATCGTCGTCATCATACGCAATTAATATTTCTATATTTTCAGGATTATCAGCTGCAGCTAACAAGCTGCCTATGCTTTTAACGACTGTTTCTGTGCGTTTACGTGTGGGTAGTAATATTGATATTTTAGGTGTTGTCATTTGTTAATTTTTTGAGTTCTGCTTCAACAAGCTCTTGTTCGCTTGCACTTAGTTGATCTAGTTCATATTCTCCAGTACTTAATTTTTGTATTAAGAACTGTATATATTGCTCATCGTAAGTATACGAGTCTGTTCTTGATTTGTCAATCTCTATCCAAATAAATCCATTGAATCGAAACAATTTATTTGGTAAAAAATCCACTCTTAGAAAGAGATCGCCCTTTGTTGCACTTGATGGAAATTCTATCCCAAAGGTGCTGCTGATGGTGGTTTTGTCTTCATTGTCTGCTACTAGTCCCATTTTGGGAATATGCATAGTTTCTGGAACACTGATGTGTTCGGCTTTTTTACGTTGTGCAGTTTCAAGATTTACTGGAATATCACTGGCGGCAGGAAGTTCTAGTAGCTCATCCAAAGAAACAGGGCTTGTTGGTTCTGGAACTACTGCAGTTTCTACGGGCACTTCTATTTCAAATTCTGGCTCGGGCTCTTCTTCTGAAGATACTGTAAATAAATCACTTCGAGTAGTTAGGTTTCCAGTGGGTGCATATTGTTCAGCATCTTCTGCTAGTTCAGCAAGTTGATCTTCAGCAAGTGCTCCGTTATCCTCAGGATACAAAGGAGCTACCAATGGTTTTACACCATCTAATCCTTCGCCCCAAGGTCTGTTCAAATAAGGGTGTAGTTCATATAGTGTGGGTTCAGGCTTGGGCAATTCCGTTGCAAATTCAATTGTTTCGCCACTGACTGCATCAGCCACATCACACTCTTTGTTAGGACAGAATGGACCTATGCCAGGAGCAATTATTAATGGTGTGCCGCACTTGTAGCAAGGATCTAATGTAGGGTCGCTAGGAGGTTCTCCTTCCGATTGCTCGGCCTGCGTATCTTTGGTCATCTCGCCAGATGTGTGTTCCTCCTCAACGCTTTGTAACTCTTCCGGTGTGGGCTTTTCACCAACAAATGTATCTAATTCTGCAATAGTAGGATGGGGTTCTTTTTCTTTTTTGACCCACCCAAATGTCATTTGTGCTGCCAATAACATCACAACTGCCAGTGGATCAAATACAATAACGATTAAGATAATGACCCAGGTTACTGCTCGTTCCAGAATCGACGCATCTGGATTGTCGCCATATACAAAGGCTGCGATATACTTAATTGGACCTACTTCTGCTTCAACTTTACGATTCTCTGCACGTATAGGTGCCGCTTCGTCATTAAGCTGACTAATTGTTTTCTGGTTCGATTCGATATCACGGGCAAGAGCCTGACGGTCTTTTTGTTGCGATTTGCGTACAACGTTTGCTTTATCGGCACCTTTTTCATCAGTGCTTCGGCCCATGATTTGGTCCACAGCATCATCCATTTGTTTAATTTGCTTGCGGTCAACTTCGATATTTTCTTTTGCCGTCTTAATCTTCTCATCATATATTGCAATCTTTGATTGTACGTCACCCGAAACCAATGTTTGGTCACTGTGTGCTTTACTTAAGAATCCAAAAATACCCAAGCTGGTAATAACCATTAGAATAGCCACTGCCACTACCGCATAACTTTTCATCAGTACAGGTAGTCGACTCCAGTGTTGCTTGACCCAACTTGCAGTAACCAACTTACCAATTTCCAAACTAATACCCATGATCATAATGGGTATAGCAGCTGCTGAGAAAATAGCCATTAAACCCATCACTGAGTAATAAATGGCCACTGCTGAAATGGTTAGGCCGGAAAATAGTAGTAAGACTGCAAGGATCATAAGTTAGTATTTATTATCAATATTAAAGGCAACTTAATATTCAATGCCGTAACTTTCTTTACCGTACCCATAGTATTCGGCCATCTCGGCAAGCTCTGCATCTGAAGGGTATTCGATTTCAGGAGCATTGTACAATGCATCAAATCGTTCTGCTTCGGCAACTGCACTCTGCAGATCAGTGGCAGTAAGTATAACAGTTTCTGCTTCAATACTGTGTCCGCCTTCCAGTTGCACACTTAATCGCATTTCATATTTGCTGGTACGATTGTTAAATTTTACTGTGTAATCACTGTACATAAATTATCCTTTTGTTGATGCGAGTTAAGAAATTGTTTTTGTATTATATCTCTAAGGTTTTTCTTAAAGAGCGAATATTCTTGTATTGTACACGAATTAGTGTTAAATGTAAACCGCTTTTAAGCCGCAGCGGCAAGTCTAAACTAATCATAACCATAGGGCCTTCTGCGGCATTGCGAATGTTGTCAACACCCACAGTACCAACAAACGGCACACCTTGATAAACACCGCTTACTCTATCGCCAAAACGATATCGCGGTTTATCAATGGTTCTTTCAAAGAACTCGGTTAGGTTGCCCATTTTATCTATCTGCGTAGTCGGGATCTTGAGCAATGCCTGCTTCAAAATCATCTACAATAGCTGCTGCCATATCATTCAAATAAAGTATGTTATATGGCAATCCGTGTGTATCAAAATACTGTGATATCCAATCTGCTAAATCGAACATATCTGGTTTATCTATTTCCATTTTTGGCTCCTAAGGGATTGATGCTACTAAAAAAATTAAAAATGCCCAACCAGGATGTCCAAATAATAAAGACAGCAAGGCGAGCATAGTTCCAAAGAATATGCGATCGTCGTTCATTTAGATTTGATACGATTGATTACTGATAACGCATCTTCGTAACCACTGGTCTCTACCTGTAGTTCGAAATATTGTTCTTGAAGTTTTTGATATTCATTTGCCCAAGTTTCAAATGCACCTTTGGGCATTGGTACTGGTACAGTATATTTGTATTTGTCCATTGTGTGTTTCCTTTATGCTTTGTCTAAAAAGAACAAGTGTGTTAACCGAGAATTTTCTCTGGTAGTACCAAACTGCTTGCCGATTGAATGCCACAACCAAGGTCTAAAAAATACAGCTCGATTATACTTGATCGGAACATTCATTACTTCTGTCCATTTGCTTTCATCTAAGCCGTCGGTTTCAAAAAAGTTTTTTAACGCACCAACCCCGCGTAATTCGGGAATATTTACCAACGCATCTTCACAGCCATATTTGTTGTGACGCCAAAATTTAGTGCCTGCATCTATTATTTTTCCACTGGGTAAAGTGTAATGTTCAGGCAAAGACAAATAGCAAACACCGGCCCAACGTTGGTTTACATTTGGGTCAAAATGTATAAGTTGTTTGCAAGGATCTTTTTTAGCAGTAATTCTAAAATTGCCACAACCACTGTTAGGAGTGGGTTTTACTTTTTCTCCTAGAATAGATTCAAATAATTCCATTGGAGGTAGCTCAACTGTGGTAGACTGTAACCCAGGCCAATTTTGCTCGTGTGTTATAGTTTTTTGATATTCTGCAGAGGTTAACGCATACTGTCTTACTACATCCGGATTGGGATAAAAGTTATCGACTATAACATACGTGGGGAAGTCAGGGTTAAACTTGTTCATCGATGTTTACAATAGTTTCTTTTAATATTGATTTAATTGTGGAGCTAATTCTGCAATTAACTCACGCTCTCTGCTGTGTGCGGGCTTACGACCACGTACAATTTCCATAACTTCAACTTCAAACGCTTCAGCACCGTGTGCTCTAATACTCTTACACAAATTCCAATCTTTGCCTTCTGTTAGGGCACGACGAATGTGTTTTTGTACACGAACTTTTACTGCTTTTTTTACTGCTGAACCACATACAGTAATACCGATGTAGGATTCTGCGGTGTTAGTGTTTACTAACATATACACAGCGTGTTTAGTATCTTGACGGCGTTTTCTTTTCATCATAATGTATTATAACACAAATGGGTTATTTTAGTCAATAACCCTACGAAGAAAATGGGTATCAAAAGTAATACTTAGGTATTACTTTTTTTAGGTAATCTGGTGTTAATTTTAGTACTACTTTTGAACTCTTTTCGTACATAATACTGTACCATTTTGTAGTTAATACACGACGGCAAGTCCAAGTAGGGCTCTTCGAGTACAAATTGATAAGCACAATCTGCCCAAGTATTAGTCTTCAAAAAGTTAAAATACGCCCTACGATGTTCTTGATTTTCAGCATCAAAAACAGTATAGGGGCGGGAAAGTAAAAAAGTCTTTAACATAGATACCTTAATTAGTTGAACTTATCCAGTATTATAGCAGTAAACCGAAATATCGTCAACTGTTGTTTTAATGCAACGTTCCCGATGTAAATTCGCTTACACCGTAAATCTGCATAATTTTTAGCACCTGCTCGGGATATTCCATAGTATCAAAATCTTCGGGCATCAATACTGATTTAAGTTTACCATTTGGGCTAATAACAAAAATATAATCCTCGTCGTCGATGTTGTCAACAATGTCGGCTTGGGATAAATCATATTGAGTTGTGTAAGTCATAATATTGTCGCTCCAGTAGTTTATAATTTTTTTTGCTGAATCGTTTTAATTTGATTAAAATTGGATGATCCTTACCAAATGTTTTCGAGTACAATTTGAACACAGTGGTGTTTTCTATTTTAACTTTTTTATTCGGTAAAAAATCTGCCATATCAGCGGCTATGTTGAAAGCGTAAGCTTCTACCTCGTCAGGGATACCAAAGTACTCCTGTTTTTCTCTAAGAGAACTTGTTCGGGTAGTACTGTTATAATATCTGCCGTCTCTAAATTCTCTTCTTCTAAACTGATGCAAATGAATGTATTCGTGTCCCATAATGGTCACAATATCTCTTACTAAAATGGACCAAATGGCCCGAGTCAAATCTGTTTCTGCAAGTTGATATTCTATGGCGTTTCTGGGAAAGTCTATTTCGATTTCTATACAGGGCTTACCATCTTCGTCTAATTCAGGATCATACAATCCACTGACCAAGAAGTTATTGCCGGTAACCAACAATGTGTTATTACCAACTATACGAACTTCGGAAAAAGGTAAGGCTCGATTCAATTTGCGGACTATGGTTTTATAGTCTACAATCTTTCCCTCTAGCCTGGTATAAATCTTATCCAGTCGTTCGATGATCTCGAAATAATTCATTAGCGATCACTTAAAAAGAATAAGTGCCATCAATACGGCCTGGCCGATAAATCCTACACCTATTGTAATGATATTTAACTGATCTCGCAAAATTACTGCCCGTGCAAATAAGAGTACTAAGCCGGCCCACAAAAAGAATATAATGTCTAAACTGGGTAGTTTATCAGTTAATCCTCCCATAATGGCCAAGAATGTTGGTATCGTTGCACAATGTAACACGATTGCTGCTAGCCAGCCCAGTGTATCTGCAGTTAGTTTCTTAAAGTGATCCATAAAAAATTTACGAATCATGGCGTACAATCTCAGAAGACTAAATTCATTGAAACTCATACTATTCCTTATAGAAAATGTGTTGACCTATTTGAGCAAGTTTTTCTTTATGCCAACCTGGGTTGATGTTGGCAGCGTGAAAATATAACGCTTGATTTAAGCTGGGCAATCTAAAGTTTTCCAATAAAACTTTTTTGGCCACTTCGGCACTTTCTGCGTACATCTGTGGGTAAACTGGGTGTGTTCTAAAATTGTTTTCACAGGCCCAAGAGAATTGGCAAATGACTTTTTCGTACATTATGTTCTTTTGGTAAACAACCCCACAAACACCAGTGCCAAATCTGCCACTGTTAACGCGGTTCATAGTGACCTGTGCAACCGCAACCTTGCCTTCAAAAGGCTCACTACCGGCTTCCCAGTAGATGTTCTTGGTTAAACAGTCGAGTTGTTTAGTACGTTCTGCAGCAGTTACTACAGCAGCGTCCTGATGAGACATCGTCTCACGTAAATGATTCAATTTGTTTTCTGTTACTGCTACTAGCACACTGGAGCAAATAAAAAATCCAATGGCTAACAAAAGTAATTTGGTTGAAAGAATCACTCGATTATAATAGATAGTTGATACAGCTGACGCCATATTTTTCCTTTCTTTTTTTCGGAGTGTAATTTATATACCGTGTAAAAAACAGAGTTAACTGCTAACTTTACTAGTAAACATACACTATTATACGGGTAAAATCAGTATAAATCAACTGATTTGAAGTATTAAATCAAATTACACCGTTTATTTTGACACCAGCGTTGCTTAAAAGCGATGTATTTCGGGCTTGATCCAAAACTGCTTTTAACGTTTCGCCGGCAACGTTTGGCTGACTCATTCCGCGCAACATAAGGTCTGTGCCTATGTTTCCTTGGTCTGCTGCATAGTAAGGCAAGGTGCTTACAAAATTTAACAATAGGCTATTATCCCTAACTGAGCTAATAGCCAAATTAGCACGATTATAGTTTCTATGTTCGGTTGCAATGTGACTGCAAACATCAGCATAGTTACTGTTAATTTGGTTAACAATAGCCGGCAAATTTCCGCTGGTGTTGGCTGCAATTTCGGAAATTAAACTGTAGTAAGACTGTTCTGCATCCAACAGTTGTTGACTCCAATATTCTCCGACACCTTGATTTTCGTTATCAGTGTTGCTCAAACTTACCTGTGCAGCCAATCTGCTGATTTCGCTTAGGCTATCTCTAATAACTGGACCGTAATAGGTATTGTACAAATTGTTGATACCGGCATTGACTGCGGTCATTGAATCTGTCAAATATCCCGAAGCAGTACCAATTACATCTAGCATTGTGACCGGAGCGTTGTTAACTCCCAATGGCAAATAACTACGTAGGCTTTCTAATATAGAAGGATTGAGTAAACTGGTATTGGTAGTCAATGCTTCAATGTTTCCGGTTATTTCAACTTCAAGAGTTCTTAATAGTGCTGCCACATCAGATCCAACTTGATAGGTAAAATTTGGTGCTTTTGA